AGATTCTACCAGTCCAAGAAAAAAAACATGAAATTGTTCCTATTGAAGTAGTAGCAGAACAAGACACCGAATTTGCTCGAGATAATATTAAAGATTTAATTAATAAAGGTAGTAATGCTTTAGATAATCTTTTAGCTGTTGCTAGAGAGTCTGAACACCCTAGAGCATATGAAGTAGCTGCAGCTATGATTAAAAATCTATCTGATTCCAATAAAGATTTGTTAAATATACAAAAAACTCGTAGAGATTTAACAAAAGATGACCATGGATTTGCAGGAAATACAAAAAATATGAATATAGATAAGGCTGTTTTTGTTGGTTCTACAACGGAGTTAGTTAAGTTTTTAAATAACAATGAAAAAGATGTTACTAAGGACGTCACTCCTAAGAAAGATAAATAACATAAGATAGTAAAAGGATATATTATATTATGGCTGAAGTAAGAACAATTGCTGATGGCTACATGGGTAATATTAGATTAAAACGTGTAGGTGTCGAATTAAATTATACTGAAGAACAAGTGGCTGAATTGGTCAAGTGTTCCAAAGACCCTGTATATTTCATTAAAACTTATGTTCAAATAGTTAATGTAGATAAAGGTTTAGTGCCGTTTGATATGTGGCCTTTTCAAGAAGATATGGTCAGGTCGTTTCATGCAAATAGATTTAATATTGCAAAGATGCCACGTCAGTGTGGTAAAACAACGACATCTGTTGGATATATGTTATGGTGTGTTTTATTTCAAGAAGAATATACAGTAGGTATTCTTGCTAACAAAGGTTCTCTTGCAAGGGAAATTTTAGGAAGATTACAAAAGGCTTACGAATATTTACCTCTATGGTTACAACAAGGCATTGTAGTTTGGAATAAAGGTAATTTAGAATTAGAAAATGGGTCTAAGATATTTGCCTACGCAACATCAGCTTCTGGTGTTCGTGGAGGTACTTACAACATGGTGTTTTTAGATGAGTTTGCTTTTGTGCCTCATAATATGGCCCTAGAGTTTTTTCAGTCAACTTATCCTGTGATATCATCTGGAACAACTACAAAAGTAATTATAGTCTCAACGCCAAATGGGCTGAATCTATTCTATAAGATGTGGGTTGATGCACAAGAAAAACGCTCAACATATAAACCACTCGAAGTCCACTGGTCAATGGTACCAGGTAGAGATGCAGAATGGAAAGATGAGACAATACGAAACACGAGTGAAGAACAATTCCGTGTTGAGTTTGAAACTGAATTTGTTGGTTCAAGTGCAACTCTAATTTCAGGTACTAAACTGAGAAGCCTTGCATTTCATAATCCAATCCGTTCAGATGACGGTTTAGATATATATGAGGAACCTATTAAAGGACACTTGTATATTGCGGCAGTTGATTGTGCTGAAGGAGTTAATTTAGATTACTCAGCCATCATGGTAATAGATGTAACAGAAACTCCATATAGACAAGTTGCTAAGTATCGAAATAATAAATTACCATTGTTGTTTTATCCAACAGTAATTTACAAAGTAGGTACAATGTATAATGACGCTTTTGCGTTAATTGAAACTAATAATATAGGTCAACAAGTTGTAGACATTCTACACTATGACCTTGAATACGAAAATATTTACAAGTTAGAACATCATCACATAAAAGGACAGGCTATATCTAGTGGTTTTAAAAGGTCAACTTCGTTTGGCGTTAGAACTACAAAAACTGTTAAGAAAATTGGGTGTGCTAATTTAAAGACATTAATTGAAAACGACAAACTTATATTAAATGATTTTGACACTATTGCCGAATTAAATACTTTTGCCCGACAGAGAGATTCTTACGGTGCTGAAGAAGGCAATAACGATGACCTAGTTATGGGTTTAGTTTTATTTGGTTGGTTGACTGCACAATCATTGTTTAGAGACGAAACAGATGTGGATGTAAGAAAACAAATGTTGGCAGAAGCAAATATGTTAATAAATGAAGAATTAACTCCAGTTGGAGTATTTGATGACGGACGAGAACCAGAAAGTGAGATTGATTCAGACGGAGAACGATGGATGAATACTGATGCAATAAAGAACTATCCAACCTCAACTTTCTAAAACACTAAATAGAGTATAAATTAAAAATATATTCAAACAATTATTGACCCATTTATAAGAGGAGTAATCAAATGGCATTTCAGCTCTCACCGGGGGTAAATGTATCAGAAGTAGACCTGACTACAATTGTCCCTTCAGTCGCCACTAGTATTGGTGGTATTGCTATAAAAGCCGATTGGGGTCCAGTCAATGAGATAACAACTATATCAGATGAACAGCAACTTGTCCGTATTTTCGGCAAACCTGGTTCAACTAATTATGAATTCTGGTTCACAGCGGCAAATTTTCTAGCATATTCAAGTAATTTAAAAACAGTTCGAATCAGAGAAGGCGGACATCTTAACTCAACAGTTACGACTTCAGCTCAAGCTGCTCCGGGCATTTACATACCAAATGATGCAGCTTGGGACGCAAATTATTCAGTAGGTGCTGTAACTCACGGCGCTTACGCTGCAAAATATCCTGGCACTAAGGGTAATTCATTACAAGTTTCAATTGCTGATGCATCAACATGGGCAGCTTGGGCTTATAAAGCAAACTTTAGTGACCAACCTACAACTTCTGCTAAAGCATTAGCTGCCGGGTCAACTTTCGATGAGATTCATGCTATCGTTATTGATAGACTTGGCGAATTCTCAGATGGAGTTGCTAACACTATTTTAGAAGTATTTCCATTCATGTCTAAAGCTGGTGATGGTAAAGATGATTCAGGTAATGCAAACTTCTATAAAGATGTTATTACTCAACAATCACGATATATTAGATACATGGCACATCCAGTTGCACCGAACTTAACTTCGGGTAATTGGGGAACTTCAGTTACACCAGCTAAAGTATTTAAAAACTTATCAACTCAAACTACATTCACATTAACAAATGGTGCTGGCACAGGAGTTTCTGCTGCTAACACAATAATTGCTTATGATGAATTTGGTAATGCAGATACTGTTGATGTTAATTTACTAATGGCAGGACCAACTACAGGTGCAACAGTAGCTCAGAAAGTAATTACTTTGGCTGGAACAAGAAAAGATGTCATGGCATATGTTTCACCACAGAAAGCAGATGTAGTAAATGCTGTAGCTCCTGCGACAACAACAGTTGCTTATAGAAATGGATTAACATCATCTTCATACGCAGTTATGGATTCTGGATGGAAATATCAATATGACAAGTACAATGATGTATATCGTTGGGTACCTTTAAATGGCGATACTGCTGGTCTAACAGCGAGAAGTGACCTCGAAAGAGACCCTTGGTTCTCACCTGCTGGTCCTAACAGAGGCATCATGCGAAATGTATTGAAACTTGCATGGAATCCTACAAAAGCAGAAAGAGATACTCTTTATACAAAGGGTATTAATCCAGTCATGACATTCCCAGGCGAAGGCACACAATTATTTGGTGACAAAACATTGTTATCAAAACCATCTGCCTTTGATAGAATTAATGTTCGAAGATTGTTTATTATAATTGAGAAAGCAATTGCTCGCTCAGCTAGATTCTCAATGTTTGAATTCAATGACCAGTTCACAAGAGCTTCATTTGTAAATCTTGTTGAACCATATCTAAGAGATATTCAAGGTCGTAGAGGTATTACAGACTTTAGAGTAGTTTGTGATGAGTCAAATAATACAGGCGAAGTAATTGATAGTAACAGATTTGTTGGTGATATTTACATCAAACCAGCAAGGTCAATTAACTTTATTCAATTAAACTTTGTTGCAGTTAGAACCGGCGTTTCATTCGATGAAGTCGTTGGACAATTCTAATAAATAGATAAAACAGGAGAAATTAAATGGCATTTAATGTAAACGAATTTAGAAGTCAAATGATTGGTGACGGTGCTCGTCCCAATCTGTTTGAAGTCTCTATGCCTTTTCCTGCATTTTCTAATGCTGGAAACGCACAACAAAAAATGACCTTCATGTGTAAAACTGCACAACTACCGGGCGCTACGCTTGGTGTTGTTCCAGTTCAATACTTTGGTCGTGAACTTAAATTTGTAGGTAATAGAACCTTCATGGACTGGACAATCTCAGTCATTAATGATGAAGACTTTAGTGTCCGTAACGCCTTCGAAAGATGGATGAACGGTATCAATAGTCATGCACTTAATGTGAGAAATCCACTTGCAACCTCACCTGGCGGATATTCCGTTGATGGTCAGGTAACGCAATTTGGAAAAGCTGGTGACGCACTTAAGAAATATAATTTTGTCGGATTATTTCCAACCGACTTAACACCAATCGATGTTGATTGGGGTGCAAATGATACAATGGAAGAATTCTCGGTTACTCTATCATACCAATGGTGGGAGTCAGTCGAAGACGGTGTTGTGTAATAGGATGGCCTTTCTGGCCATCTCTATTTTTTTTATAGGATGATAAATTATGGCGATTAAACTTTTCGGATTTACGCTCGGCAAAAAGGACATTGAGAAAGAATCAGCGTCCTCTACGCCTTCCTTTACTTTACCAAGTACAACTATGGACGATGGTGCTGTTACCGTTAGCGGTAATGCTCATTATGGTACATATCTTGATTTAGAAGGTTCGGTTCGTAACGAGATAGAACTTATTACTAGATATCGGGAGATGGCAAACCATGCAGAAATGGAAATGGCCATTGACGATATTGTCAACGAAGCAATTACACATGATGAATCCGGCAAATCTGTCGATATTCGTCTAGACAACCTTAGACAACCAGACTCAATAAAGAAAAAAATCAGAGACGAGTTTAACAATGTATTATCTATGTTAAATTTTAATAATTATGCTGATGATTTATTTAAGAGATGGTATATTGATGGTAGAATTTACTATCATATAGTGGTTGATGAAAAGAAACCTAAAGAAGGTATTAAAGAATTAAGATATATTGACCCACGCAAGATTCGTAAAGTGCGTGAAGTTAAGAAAATTAAAGACCCTAAAACCGGTGCAATGATTATAGAATCAATGGCCGAGTATTATGTTTATAATGATAAAGGTCAATCAACACAATCTTTTGGACAAAATGTAAATTCTGGTCTAAAGATATCTCCTGAATCCATTATTAATGTTAATTCTGGACTTATGGATGCAAAGAACACTTTTGTAATTTCATACTTACACAAGGCAATTAAACCACTTAATCAATTAAGAATGGTTGAAGATGCAATTGTGATTTATAGATTATCAAGGGCACCTGAAAGAAGAATATTTTACATCGATGTGGGTAACTTACCAAAAGGTAAGGCTGAACAATATCTAAAAGATGTAATGGTTAAGTATAGAAACAAAATGGTTTATGATGCTTCAACTGGTGAGTTAAGAGACGACAGAAAACATATGTCGATGCTAGAAGATTTCTGGTTACCTCGTAGAGAAGGTGGCAAAGGAACAGAAATTACTACATTGCCTGCTGGTCAAAATCTTGGCGAATTAGAAGACGTAAAATACTTTAAGAATAAACTTATGCAATCTTTGAATGTTCCAATCTCAAGAATGGAACCAACAAGCGGAGGTATGATTGGTCTCGGTCGGTCAACTGAAGTAACAAGAGATGAAGTTAAGTTTGGTAAATTTATAACTCGATTAAGAAATAAATTTTCACAAGTATTCGACCATGCTTTAAAAACTCAATGTGTGCTTAAGGGTATTTGCTCTGTAGAAGACTGGCATCACATGAAAGAACATATTTATTATGACTATCTTAAAGATAATAACTTTACAGAACTAAGAGAAGCTGAATTGCTTCGTGAAAGAGTAAATCTTCTTAGTGTTGTAGACCCATATATTGGTCGTTATTATTCAACAGATTGGGTCAAGAAAAATGTTCTGCATATGTCTGGCGAAGAAATTGAAACAATGGAAACAGAGATTGCAGAAGAACAGGAAAGTGGAGTTACATTTGGCCAAAGCGAAGTAGATGCTAGTCAATTTCCACCAGAAGACAATACAAAAGACGCTGACGATACGGAATCAGAAACACCAGAACTTGATGATGACGTAGCTAAGTTTGGTGGCATAAATAAAGAATAACGGAGAAAAATTATGACAGAAATAGTTGATTTTATAAACCAAGTAGCTGCAGCTCAGGCTAAAGATGCTTCAGAAAGCCTAGACAATCTTATATCACAAAGAGCGTTTCAAAGTCTAGATGACAAGAAAAATGATATTGCAAAAGATATGTTTGCTGATGTTAATCCTATGACACAGGATGAAATTAATAATCCTGATGAGATTAATCAGACCACAGGTTATCAAGATTATGAAACACCAGAAGTTGAAGTACAAGACACAGCTGATGCAGAACCAGAGTTTGAAGAAGAAGGCTCTCATATTCAGCGTTTAGATAATACTCAACACTTTTAAGGTAAAGATTCAATGAAAAGTTTATTAGATTTTAAAGGCACAGATACTCTGCTTGAAGCTAATCGAAAGAAAGTAGAGAAAAAGAACTATAAGAAGTTTGATGTTCTTGTTCGTGCTGGATTAGCCGATAAAACTAAATTAGCAAAGCTTCATCGTATCTTAGATAAAATGGAGACTGAGCGACCTGTATTTCCTCCTCATGAGAGAAGGTTACTACAAGACTTATTTGGCAAAATGGTTGGACTTCTAACAGATAACCCACAGATTTTTCAAAGAACAAGAAGAGCTGTTCGTGAAGAGGTGGAACATCCTATTGAACTAGAGCAAGTAGTAGAAAAGAAAGGTGATAATCCTAAAGACCCACCTTTTGTTTTACTTCTTAAGAGAAAATCTTTCAGACCATATCCT